CGCTGACCAGTTGCGCGTCCGGCTCGACACGACTGCCGGACAGGCGGATGCCGATCGCGAAGACGAAGAGAGCGAGTCACCCGATGCAGACTGAGCGGCGTTCCTATGCCATTCGTGCGGACGTGACCGGAAACACGGTCAGTGGTCTGGCTATCCCCTACGGCGCAGACAGCGAACCGCTGCCGTTCATCGAGCAGATCCAGCGCGGAGCGTTCTCCGCGGATCTGGGCGCGCGAAACGTCAGCCTGCTGGTGGAACACGACGGTGGCAGAGTGCTAGCCGACACTCGATCCAGCACGCTGTCGCTGGAGGAAACCGACGAAGGCGTTCGGTTCGCTGCGCGACTGCCGGATACCCGCGACGGGCAGGACATGCGCGTCCTGCTCCGAGACGGCATCTACCAAAACATGAGTTTCGGCTTTTTGGCCGACGAAGACGAATGGCGCGACGGCAAGCGATTCGTGACCCGCGCGCGCCTGTTTGAGGTGTCCCTAGTTCATAGCCCGGCTTACGCCACGACCGCAGCCAGCGTCCGGAGCTTCGCACAACAGAACGCCCTGGTGGGGCGTTTTCTACGGCTGCGGTTAGGAGAACTGAAGCGATGGACGTGAAGACCCTGACTGAAAAGCGCGCGCAGCTCGTCGCTGACGCCGAGCGTTACGCCACGGAAGCCAGCCCACAGGCTGTGCAGGCGTTCGATGCTGTGGAGGAAGAAATCCGCGCCATCGACGGCCAGTTGTCGAGCCTGTCGGTGCGCAGTCGGTTGGACGCTGTCAAGGCGGCCGGAAACCAGGTTCTGCGCCCTGAAACCCGCGCTGGCACTCGCACGACCGTGCAGGACCTTGCCCGGCAGATTCAGCGCCGTGACACCACGCCGCTCGATCTTGACATGCGCACGCTGCTGACTGTCGCGACGGCTGCGACGGCTGGCAATACGACCGTCACCCAGCAGACTGGCGAGTTCGTCAAGTGGTTGGATTGGGATAACCCGGTCCGCATGCTGGCTACTGTCCAGTCGTTCCCGACCAACCTCGATCTTCCCGTGATCGATGCGAAGATGACCGCTTCCTACGTTGCGGAATCGACCCAGGCAACGGCGAACAATTACCCCGAAAGCAATTTCACCACGATCAAGAAAGCGTTCACGGCCCACAAGACCGCGGCGTATACCGACATCACCGAAGAACTGCTGAATGACTCGATCGTTGACATCGCTGCTGAAATCGTGATCGATCACGCGCGCGCCCACGGCAAGGCGCGTGCCGACAAGCACATCGTCGGCAACGGATCCGGCCAGGAAGAGGGGATCGCTATCCCTGGCAATTGGGACACCGCCAACGTGGTCAAGACTGGCGCCGTCGGTACTGAAGCAGATTTCGATGACATCATCACGCTGTACTCGAAGATCAAGCCTGGATACCAGCAGAACGGCAGCTGGGTAATGAACGCCAACACCTGGGCGACCCTGCTGAAGATCCGTGACGCTGGCGCGACCGGGAAGTACCTGTACGACGGCATGCAGGGCATGCTGCTGCAGGACGGCAGCACTGGCCGCCTGATGGGGCGTCCCGTCTACATCAGCGAGTTCATGCCCGACGCGGGTGCGCAGGCCAGCACGGCGATCTTCTTCGGCGACCTCGGCCGCGGATACCGCATCGTGGACCGTACGCAGGTGACGTTCCGCGTCGACCCGTACACCATCGGGCTCGCGGGCAAGGTGCGCTACCTGTCGATGATGCGCTCCGACGCGAAGATCGTTGACAAGTACGCAGGTGGCGTGATCCGCCGCGAAGTCTGATCGACTCCATTCCGCAGGGCTGGGGGGTCAAACCCCCAGCCCTGTTCTAGGTGACACAATGCCAGCAGCCATCAGCCTAGCCAATTTCAAGGCGCATGCGCGGATCTATCACAGCGCTGATGATTCGTACATCACGTCGATTCTGCTGCCTGCTGCTATCGAAGCGTGGGAGCGCGCTACTGGCGTTTCAGCTCAGATCGCTAATCGCACTGCGAAGTTGAGCGAAGAGGGGGACGTGCCGTTCTATCCCTACCCGCAGCCTGTTACGCCACTAAGTCCGTTCTTCACCGAGGATGGCAGCGCCACCCTTGAAGTTCCCGAAATTCATTACGAAGGTCAACGGCAGGTTCTGATCATTCCTGAAGGTGCTGCGCGCCCCGTATCTATCGGCTGGTCTACTGGAGAGTCAACGGAAGCAGTTTTGCCAGTGCTGGAACTGGCGACACGGCTCTACGCTGACCGCGGTGACAGCACCAGCGCCATCGAGGGCAAGGCAGCACAGATGCTGGTGGCCCTGATGCACGAAAGGCCTGTGGTATGACGCCGCGTGGCATGTTCCGGCACCAGTTCGCCGTGCAGAACTACGCCACCAGCGTCGATTCATACGGGCAGTCGACGAAGACCTGGACTACGGCAGCGACCGTGCTGGGCCATATCGAGGCCGCCGACCCTTCACAGCTCGAAACCGTTGACGTCGCCCGTGGCGAAATTACCTACCGGATCGCCCTGCCCTGGCTGGATTCGGTGACCACGAAGTCCAGACTGCTGCTGCAGGAAACGGGGAAGTCGGATCGAGTGCTGGAGGTGATGGGAGTCAACGATGTCGGCCTGCGTCGGATCGAGCTAAACATTGAGGCGCGGGAAATCATCGAATGAACCCCGTCCACCAGCGAAACCTGGCCGCCTACTTCGATCGGCAGGTCGGCAAGATGGCTGTGGCTACCGAATTCGGACTGCTGGCGAACGCCGATTCAGACCCGCGATTCATCGAGCAGGTCAGGCGTATGGACTATGTCCTGCGGCACCTGCCCCTGAACGTCGGCAGGAACCTGGCGAAGCGGCTGGGACGCAAGGTGATGAAACCAGCGGCAGCGCTGTATAAGCAGTTGTGGCTGGCCGAGCGCCCGAAGCGGCCCACAAACAAGGTCCGTAAGGACATCGCCCGAGCCATCATCCACAGCGCCGACGTGCGCGCTGGTCTGATCGTCGCCACCACGGGCGTCAAGGTCAACCGTGCGTACCGCGCCAGGCTGGCCGGACCCCTTAACAAGCTGTACTGGAAGACGCAGGAAAAAATGGCTGCAAAGTTCCCTCGATCGCGTTTCGAAAGCGAATTCGCTGACGCCATCGAAGAAACGTTCGCCATCGAATGCCGGAAGAAAGGAATCCGGGTAAAGGGATGACCATCGAGCAGGCGCTATTTGCACGTCTGGACGCCCAGGTGGCTGCTGTCGGGAACCGAATTAGCCCCGAATGGCGACGCGAGGGGACGACCCTGCCAGCGCTGGTTTACAGCGTTGATTCGCGCGAACCAGTCCGATCGTTTTCTGGTTCGGAAGACCTGCATTCGTTTGCCATCACGGTCACCACGATCGCTGACACAATGAGCAGCGCCCGCAGCGTGGCCGATGCCGTGCGCGCAGCGCTGGACACGAACACTGCATACACGTCAAGTGGCACCACTGTCGCGTGCGGCTATCTGACGAGTGAGGACGTAGAACGCATCGAGGATGGTTCGGGGGATGATGACGGACCCCGAGCCATTCAGCAGGGTTACACCGTCTGGGCTACTGGAGGCTGACTATGGCTGCGAAACTGACGAACGGGACCACGATTTTCTTCGGCACTACCGAAGCGCTGGCGACTAATTGCCGCATCACGTCGGCAAAAAATGCGGTGGACGTCACCCAAATCAACGCAGCGGTGACCAGCGCTATCGCTGGCCGCCCAACGGTGACTGGATCGGCCACCATTTTCAGCAGTCATTCAGTGGGGCTGACGCTGGCGCATAAGTTCAGCGAAGCAACCCCCGGCGGTGCGGCCATCGATGTCGCCATCACTAGCCCGAACACGGGACTGGTCTACGATGGCAGCGCAGTCATCACTGGGTTCAATCCCAGTTGGGATAACGATGCCGTGATGACCGCTGAAGTCACCTGGCAGTACACTGGAACCCTGACCGTTACCCGGCCTGCCACATGATCTGGCGAACCCTCACTGAAGGCATCGAGCAGTACCCACTGCTGGTGGAAGTTCGGTCGATCACGGTCGCGGAATACCGCGAACTGGACGCCCTAGGCGAGTACGAAAAGCAGGACTGGATCCTGCGCCACTGCGCGCGCCTGGACGGGCAGCCAGTCACACCCAGCATGATCGACATGCACCTGGGCGCTGCCATCATCCAGGGGGTGATGCGAAACCCCTGGTCTGGTCATCAGCCGAACGCATCGAGCGGCTGCTGACCATTCTGGTCCTATCGATGGTCAAGGGCGACCCCGGGAAAATCGCGCCCTGGACAGTGAAGCCCGGCGACTGGGAAACTGAGCTGCAGAAGGTGATCAATGGCTAAGACAGCAATCGTTAGAGTCGGTGTCGAGGCAGATCCCAGCGGTCTGGGTTCTGTCCGTGGGCAGGTCAATCGCAGCCTGAACACGATGGCTGCCCAGTTCGGCACCATTCGCGGCCTGATGACTTCAGCGATGGCGCTGCCAGCCATCGGCATGCTGACGTCCATTGTGGAGGCACGGTCTGAGGCCCGGGATATGGCGAAGGATCTGATGATGCCATTCAGCCAGGCACTGCAGGGGGCGAAAGCCTATGACGTCGGCAGGCGGCTGGACGTCGGCCAGCAGATGACCGCGCTGGGGCTCGATGAATTCCTGGCACGTTCCGAGCAGCGGAAAACGGAAGTGGACATCGCGAAGGGGCTGCAGGCGCAGCCCACGGGAGACGCCGAAAAGGCGTTCGGCAGCATCTGGGAACTGATTAAGCAGACGCCAGCCATCATCGGGAACGCATTCGACGTGGCGTTTCAAGACATCGGGCAGGGCATCTACTCAGACGAGGATCAGGCGAAACTGGCCCGGCTGGAATTCGATACGGCACTGGCGCTGGGCACGGGGCAGACCGATCAGCTGTATCAATTGAACCAGCAGATGCTGATGGTCCTGAAGAGCATCGAGCAGAAATCGAGGAACCCGTAATGGCCTGGCAAGTGATCGAGCAGGGTAAGGATCAGTCACTAGTCGTGTCGCGAGAAATGGACACCAGCACGTTCACCCGTACGTTCATCGTGTTCAATGATGATGCGGCCTACGCTGGCACCACTGAGAGCAGCTGGAACGTCTACCTGTCGGTGCGTTCTGCCACTACCACGCCCTGGAACAAAATCGAAAAGGTCGGGGAACGCATCGCGGCGGGGTCTAGTGACGCCCTGAAGGCGCAGTTCATCGTTTCCGATCTGACGGTTACCCCGCACGCCGACAGGGCTAATACCTACATCGTCAGGCAGACCAGCAAGGCACCACTGATCGCTGGGCAGGCGTACCGCGGCACGAAAATCACCCAGCAGACCCGCCTGCGGTCCGTGCAGGCGTGGATGTCGCCAACCGCCTTCCCGACGTTCGGTGACGTTGACCCCTGGAACACGACGCCATTCATCACTGGCACCATCTACAACATAAGTGGCAACCCGTTTACGCTGAATATTCCCCAGACGATCTACACCGTGGAATTCCCCGTCCATCGTCCGGCTGATGACATCGGATACACCGCTGGCCTGCCGATGAGTCAGTTCATCGGGAACGTCGGGAAGCGGAATGATGGCGACTGGCTGGAGGTCGGTGATGCTGGGAGGTTCCTGTTCGCCGCTGCCGAGCAGCGTCAGATCACTGAGCAGGTATCGGCGTTTGTGCATACGTTCATCTATGACCCCTGGTACCACCTTGAGCAGGTGATGATCAGGCTGCAGACTGGCGAACCGCAGCTAGATACGTCATTCAACGTCGGTGCATCGCCATCTACCCCGATCGCGCAGCGTGGCACGTCTAAGGTCATTTGGAGGCAGCCTTACGTCGGCAAGGTCGCATTCGATGGCACGATGAACGTGCTGCCCCCTGGCATCGAGGCCCTGTTCATCACCCCAGCACCCACCTGGTAATGTTTTCCGAACCCTTCTTATACGGTTTCAACGGCATCGACTCCACCAGCCTGAACCGGATGGTGGAGGCTGGGCGATTCGTCTACGCCAATTCGGTGCGGTTGAACGAATTGGTGAACGGGCAGGATGATTCGCGCCTGACCGGACTGCTGACGAAGGTGACATCGAGCAGCCTCATCGGCGGGGCATCGAATCGGTGGGTGTATACGGTCCAGTCCGTCCTGCCGCAGGATCAGTTGGCCGGGGCGACCTCCCCGACGGGCAGCACATTCAATGCGGAAACGGCATACAACCTTGCGGAATTCGAGAACACTGCGTCAACGGCTGGCGGCATCAATGCGACCCGTGCGAATGGGCTGGGATTCAGCATGCTCCCGATACCGACTGGCACGCTGGTCATCACGTTCTACATGAAGCACAGCACGGGTGGTCAGGTGCTGGTTTTCAGCCGATCTAACCCCTGGGACGGGGAATGCCCTACTGGCGGGTCATTCGTGCAGACCATTGATGGTGGCGTATATGGGGGGTCCTAATGGCTGACATCATCCGACACAAGCGGTCAGACGTCTCAGGGGTTGCCCCGTTAACGGGGGAACTGTCA